GCGTATGCCTCACCAACGAGCGCGGCATGAAGGTGTTCGACACGCAGCCACACTTCAAGAACCAGCCGAACTCGCGGCGCAGACACCTCGACGTGATGTATCGCGTCTGCGACAAGTGCGCGCGAGTTGGGTTCCAATATTTGCACTCACGCGTCATCTACACGTGGAGTCCAGGCGACACAAAAGAGCCCGACCAATCGTAGGGACTGGCCGGGCCAAGTTTGCGCAGGGAGGAGCCGGGGGTGCGTGTGCCCCCGGCATCGCCGCCGAGTGACAGTCGGCGGGATTCAGGTGTGAGGGTTGACTATCGTGTACCCCGCGATGCTTCGCGGATGGATGCGCGTCGCGTGCCCGCCGCTGTTGGCGTCGTAGACGATCCACGTGTTACCCTCGACGTGGCTCTCGAGCACGAACACGTGATGCCGCCGCACCGCCACGGTGCCGGGCGCGGGCGCGGAGCGCGGGAACCGGAACCAAGCTGCCGCCAGCCACAGGCTCCGCACGGGCCTCCCAAATACCCGCAGCGCGGCCCCGCAGCCGCAAAATGCCCGCCCGGGGCAGCCGCTGGGATGCGCCACGGTGGCACCGCCGCCCCATTGAGCGACTCGGTGGTGCGTCAGGTGGTGCCAGTGGTGCCAGTGGTGCCAGTGGCGCGCCTGAGCCGGGCTGGTCAGTAGGCCAAGTATACCAATCAACAGTAGTATCGTTCGCATGTAGCAACTCCTGGTTAACACCACCCAAGTTTAGGTGGGAGCGATCACGGCACGATCTCGAAGTGCAGGTCCGGCGTCACGACATGCAGTGGGAAGATATGCTGGAGCAGATTGCATTGGAAGTACATCTCGGCGCGATAAATCTTCGGACCCGGTGTGATGTCGGGCGGCAGATAGAACGTGCGATTGAGCACGTGATCCTTGACGTCGATGGTGGGAGCCACCGCCGTCGCGTCGTAGGTGGTCTTGATCCGCGTCTGCTCGTCGATGATGTAGCGCACAATGCTGCCGGGGCACACGCGGTTGATGCGCTTGAACGCCCAGTGCACCGTCACCTGCTTGTCGACGGTGGTGCGCGACGGCACGACGTAGCTCCGCGACACGTCGTAGACGTATGGTGGCACGTTGTCCGCGAACATGTACGCAATTGGAGTGATCCACAGAAACGACACTATCGCAGAGAACACCAGTATCTTCTTCATGCCTATGCTCATTTGGGCATCCACGGCGCAAATATTGTTCTGCCGTAGGCTAACAGTAGGCCGACGAAGGTGCCCACCACTGGCATGACTATGAGAGCACCCGCGCCGCGCTGGAACGACTTCTCCATGCTTGCGACTCGTATATCTAAATCCTTCCGAGCCCGTTCTTCCTCCTTTAACTCGGCCTCGATGTGCTCCTTCTCTCGAGTCAGATTGTCGATCCGCAAGGCCAGTATTTTCACCTGAAGACGCGGATCGTCGTTGTCTAGCTCACCATACTGGCGATATTCCATGTGATCGTGGTGATCCTTCTCGTCCGACATTTCTTAGTCACTCACCTTCAGTTGCGCGGGCGCTTCCACCCGCAAACGTGAATGCCGGTCTCCTGCGTGGCGACCAATCCACTGCGCGTCCTTGAGACGCTTGCCTCGCACCGCGAAGCCGGGGTCGTGGAACACCCGACACTCGCCGCCTGCGACGCTGCCCGGCATCACGCCAGCGCAGCCGCCGAGCCACATGCCAAGTAGAATGATCGCGCAAATATTCGTAAATCTAACCATCACTTTTTCTCCTCTGCTGTGTCCTGCAATCTGCAGTTCTGCGTTATGACGTCCCAGTAACCACTGGTCTCGTCACACTTGGCGGCCTTGGCCTCCACCTTATCAGCGGCGGCCACGGCGCGGTCGTCCTGCTTCTTCACGTCGGCAATTGCCTTGTGATAGCCGAGGTTGACGTAGTGCTGCCGAATGGTGAGGCCACCGACGATGACTGCGACGATGGCAACGGCGTAGATGATCAACCTGAGTGGGCTGATTCCGAAGAACGACGCGATGGCGAGAATGATTGCTGGCATCAGTTGAGTCTCCCTGTGTTGAAGTCCTTGGTGGTCGCGGAGCTGGTACGCTGACTGGCGTACCAGACGCCGCCCGCTATGACCATCGCCAGCAGGAACCACACGCCCGCTGGTACGCTCGCGAAGGCGTCCTTGATCGGATCGAGCGTCGACCGAGCGGAGTTGAACATGTCCGGCACGGTGCTGCCGGTCAGGCCCAATGCGGCACCGGCCCCGCCGACCTTGGCCCAGAACTGCGTCCAGAGGCTCACGCGCACGGCCTCGACCTTCGGCGCGATGTCCTGCGCCGTGGCGTTGGCGCGCTTCTCGCTGATCGGACGCGTCCATCGCTCGCTCGTCGCCCTGCCGATCTCCGTGCTCAATTCCGGGCTACTCATCGCGGCCACCGCCGTCACCCCCCGGTCATTGAAGAACGCCTTGATGGCCCCGGCGGTCTTGCCGCCCCACAGCCCGTCGACGTCGCCGACCTCGTGATAGCCGAACCCCTGCAATTTCCGCTGCACCACCTCCACTGCCACGTCGTAGGTCGCGGTCTGGGGTCTCACGTTCAACTTTGGGTCAGCCGGGGGTGCGTCGTCGTCACTGTCCGATGCGGCGTCTGACGCATGCGAGGATACCGCGCTCTCGGGCTGAGATGCGCCGTTGCCCCACGCCACGCGCAAGCTCGTCGAGCGCGCCATCGAAGCGGTTGAGGTCGATGCCGTTGCCGCTGATGCCCGCGATCACGTGCGGCTGCGGTCCCGCGTGCCCGTCGGTGAACTGCCACAGGAAGTAGGAGTCGAAGCCGTCAGGCAGGTGCGCGGTCGGCCCATACTGGCAGAGCCACAGCTTGTGACCGCAGACGTAGGCGCGGTCCTCGGCGGACAGCCTGCCGATGTTCTCCTTGAGCCTGTTGCCGCTGTAGATCGTGGCCCTGCGTCCGGTGCGCTGCTCGATCAGGCGCAGGAACTTGACCATGTTCTGCGGCGACATCTGCCGCGACTCTGGCAGCCGGTTGCCGTGTGCGTCGGTCACGTCCTCGTAGTCGAGAACCAGCAGTGTGTCGTCCTCGGGCTGCGCCGCCGACAGGAAATTGTCGACCTGCGATGTGACGTCGGTGCTGTCGTTGAAGTGGTACGCGCCCCAGAGCAGTCCCGCCTGCACCGCCATCCTGCGACGCTTGACGTAATCCGGGTCGCGGTAGCCGCTGCCCTGCGACGCCTTGTGAATGACGCCCCAGACGCCCGCCGCAGCCGTCGCGCTCAGGTCGTTCACCGTATTGTGGTGGCTGGTATCCACGACTCTCGGTATCATGTCATCTCCGTTTGTTTGATGTCGAGCCATGTCGCGTCTGGTTGTCCAAACAGTGCCTCGGTCCAGCCGCCCGACAGGCTACGCACGTGTGGCGTCATCTCCAGCTTGTGATTTTCCCACGCGCGGGTAAAGGCGCTGACGGCGGTCCACTTGCTATTGCGCACAAAGTGGTTGTCGCTGTTCATCGGAACCCCACACAGAATGACGCGGTCGTGTCCGCGCGTCCTCGCTACCACGTAGCAGAACAGCCCGACGCTGCCGCCCCAGTCCTGTAAGCGATGCGTGACGTGCGGGTTGCTCTGCCTGCTGCCGCCATTGTGCGACCAGACCTCGGACGGCATCGGGTGTTTCGCGGAGTGCCGCTGACTCATCCACTTCTGCAGCTTTTCTGGATGAAGCGTCACTGCCACTATCTGTTTGGGGAACAACTCGATCATGTCGTTGGCGGCGAAGTATTCCGGATCGAGGTTGTTCTCTCTGCACATACGTTCCGCAAGCTCTACATCGTTCCACACCCGCTCGCTGCCGCCGATCACAATGGCGATCCGGCGACGCTGTCGCTCGGCGAGGTCCAATTGTTCCTGTCGCCTGCGCAGCACGAAGGAGTTCTCGGCGAACCACCACGTTTTATTGTTCTTGGTGCGCAGCGCAGACACAATGCGGTCGGTGGCCACGGCATCCACATCGAACCCACGCGCGTCAAATTTGTCGATCCAGTATTGCCTCGGCTGCTCGTTCAGGTGCAGGTGCCCACCGTGCCCGGCCTGCGCAGCACTGAAGAATATTGTGGCGCGAGCGGCGCGACACAGGTTGTCCACCAACGCATCCGCATACTGCTCGGCCACGTGCTCGGCAACCTCCGTGCAGATGACGAGGTCGCTGACCATGCAGACCACAGGCTTGGTGATGTCGGCGATGTGTATCTTCGAATTGAACTTGAGCACGCTCTTGGAACCGTCAATGCCCAACGTCGATTTTCCAAGTCGCTCCAGCGCATCGACGATGAACCCGTTGCCACATCCGAAGTCCACCACCGTCTTGAACTTTGGCAAGCACTCTACCAGCGTGCCAGCCAGACTGTCATATTCGCTGCGCCAGCCACGGTGCATCGCGTAGAACTTCTCATCGTAATCTTGCGCGAGGTCCCCGGTCATCTTGGCTGCCTCGAAGGTGATCGACTCGATGGCATTGAACTTCTCACCTATCACCTTGCCGTGGCCCTCGATGCCGCGAAGCTCCGGGTGCGAGGACCAACCAAGGTTCATCTTGTGCGGAGCGTTAAACCCGGCAAAATAGAGCGTCGCCTCCATCAGCATGGCGTTCCACGCGGTCTTGTGGCCGTGGCAATACAGCATCGCGTGCATCGCCCCACGGTCGTCGGCGGTCGGTGCCCACCCCTTCTTGTGCAACCAGTCGAAGTAGCTCTGGTCCTGACAGTTCATCACCTGCGTCAACGACGGCACGGTGACTCGCAGCACGCCACCAATCTCGAGCACGCGTCGCGCCTCCTTGAAGAACTCGATGGCCTGATAGTAATCAACGTGCTCGACACAGTGCTCGATCACGATGAACCGGACGCTATTGTCCGCCCAAGGCAGGCGCTTAGTGATGTCCACGTCCGCGTCGTGGTTCTGCCACGGCGCTGGCAGCCGGTTGTCACCGCAGCCGAGATTCAACCTGAGTGTCACGATGCTTCTCCACTTGCCGCAAATTTCTCCATCACTGGCAGCTTGGCGTGCGTCAGCCACTGCAACTCGCGCGCATCCAAGTTGTCCTCGGTCAGCTCATTGAAGTCGTCGCGCATCCCACGCCAAGGCAGCCGAGTCCAATCACCAACCAAACCCCCGACCACCGCCTCCGGTTCCGGGTATCGGCTGCGCATCTTCCAGTCGTATCGTTCCACGAAGTTGTTGTCCTGTAACCACCGGACGTCGAACAGCATCAACCCGGTCTCGATCCACTTTGGCATCGACGACACCGGAATCGACATCACGTCGACTGCCTCGCGCTGCATCCACGCGAACATATCGCTGACCGGGGGGTGCAGCAAACTGTCACCCTCGACGTGCGCCACATAGTCGTATCCCTGCTCAACGGCGTAGCCGAGTCCCCTGCAGAATGCACGTCCCCAGCCATCCTGTCCGCCGCGCGAGAGGTGACCGACGTTGTTGGTGAACGAGAGGAAGTTGATCTTGCGCGGCACGTATGGGTAGCGCGGCGATGCGCTATCCACGAGCAACAGGTCACATTTGTCACGCATCGACAGCTTGATCCACAGCTTCAGCGTCGCCATCTTGTCTGGCGTGTCGACGTAGGTCGTCGCGAACAGCAACGTGCGCATCTATGAATTCCTCAATCCGGGTAACGGCAGACGGGACGTCGACTTGTTTGTTGCAGTTGTGCAAATTGGTGTGACAGTCGCACGGGTCGACGGTGTCTATGCCCAGCGTCGGCGCGAGGTGCGCGCCCGCGCGCTGCGTAGTGCGAAAGCTCTCCCTGCCACCGTAGATCACGATGCTCGGCGTGCCAACGGCCTGCGCCAGCACCGGGGCCATGCCCGCGTTGCAGAACACGACCGACGCCTCGGCGAATAGTGCCGCCAGCTCCCACATCTCGAACTGACCTCCGTGCAGCTTGAGATCGGCGGGCTGCTCGGGTCCGACGATCCACTCCACATTGGTACGCAGCGACGCGATGCTGACGGTGAAGAAGTGTTTGCGCGACGCCGCGTATATCTGCTCGTAGCACTGCGGATCGGGGTTGCGCGACGCGCTGTTCCACTCCTTGCGCAGCACTATCGGTCGATAGATCATCATCGGTCTGCCACTGGCGCGCGCCATCTCGATCACATTTAGCACGCGTGACGTTCTCCACTCGGGCCGAATTGGCAGCGAGAAGTCTGGAATTCCGTACTCCAGACCTGCGGCTAAGAACATCGCCCCCAATATCGACCCGGTGCGGTCGATCTCCTTCTTGAGATACCAGTTGCGAATCTGATGAGCGCCGCGAGGTATCTGTCGTGCTGGACAATACACGTCGGGATATCGTCCACGCTCCTTTGCAATGTTCTGCTCGTGCATCCACAGTCTGGTTGGTCTCAGTATGAGATGCAGGTTGCCGTGCTCCAATAGGTCGAGGTGCTGCCAGATGTGGCAGGTCTCCAACCACACGTCGTAGTGCTCCAGAAGCCGCCGCAGCACGGCACGTTGATGCAGGCAGTCGCCGATGCCGAACATGCCAATGAAGTGGAGTGGCGGTCTCATGATCACATCGCCGTGGTGCGGCTGATTTCGTTCAGATTGGTGCCGTCGCCAACAAACGTCACGGTGAACACCTTGCCGCTCACAGTGCCGGTTGCCAGCACGCCCTGCGACTTGCAGTTGGTCCCCGGAGTTATATTGTAGCTGGTGGTCCCTGACGTGGTAATGACCAGCGAGACCAATGCACCGGGGGGCGAGTCCCACGAATTCAGGCTGATGTCTCCGGTCGGGGTCACGGTGAACACGTCCCCGAGGTCCGGGTGCATGGTCTGGAGTCCCGTAGTGCCGAGTGCTATTGTGGCGCGGTGGTCTGTTCGGCCTATCTCAAAGAACTGGGTGCCATCGCTGACGAACTCGATGGCTGTGGTCACGCTGCTGGCCTTGACGCAGGACATGTTGCCACGAGCCGCGAACCCCGTGCCGAATGTTATCAAGAAACCAGAATTGTTGACCGTCAATATTTCTAGAGAGACACGAGCACCCGCTGGTGTCGAGGCAGCATTCAGCGTCACGGCGGCTGACGGTGATATCGTGAACACCTCGCCTAGTGTTGGGTCGAGCGACACCGATCCAGAAGTTCCTAGCGACGTCACCGTGCTGCTGTTGCCACCACCACCGCTTGACGGTGTTATCCAACGTGTGTTGGTATGCGTGCCGTCCACCGTCTCCAGCACCTGACCAGCCACACCAGCCGGTGATGGTGGTGGTGCGCTCACAAAGTCAAAGGTCGATGTGGCGGACCACGTCATCGCAAAGTCTAAACTGCTGGACTTGGTGAGTACGGCACCAGTAGCGCCGCCCACCGGCACCGGGTAGCCCCACGTCACATCAAAGTCGTGTCCGTCCGACTTCTTGAGCATCATGCCGACCGCGCCGCCGGTGGGCAGGGCGCTGCCGGGCACCGTGAGCATCGCGCTGTAGTAGTTGTGACCAGCACCATCGTTCGCGCCCGCGCTGAACGTGGCTGCACTGGTGTGAGGATAGATGACTAGATACAGCGTGCCATTGATGTTGAACGTGTCGTTCACGCTGTAGGCAGTCAGCGGAGCCCACGTGCCACGGTCAAGAAATACTGATGATGGGAACGTGAATGGACCCTGCAAGGTGTGGTCCGTCATGTGGAACGTCAGGTCGTTGCCGCTCAGCGTGATGTATGAGATGCCTATGGTCGATCCGATGCTGGCGCTGAGCGTCGCGACGGACTGGATCAGGTCGTAGAAATTCTCGTCGATCTGCTGCGCGCTGAGGTCGATGCCGCCGCTGTTGCCAGTCCATCGTCCGCTGACCGCGTCAGTTTGTCTGTAGGTCTGTACCATTTTGGGCTAAGTCCTCACTTAGGGTGTTTTGATTGTGCCGTAGAAGAATATTTCCGGAATAGATTTGGTATAATCACCCGACAGATCGAAGATCGTTGGCCCGGTGATGATCTGAAAATCGCTGTTGTTGCCGTTGGAGTCGAACGCGGCCCACGCCACTGCGGTGGAATCACTTTCGATGCCGGGAAAGAAAAACGTCAGGCGAAATGTTACATAAACGCTGTTTCCGAAGGCGCGCAGGTCGACCAAGTCCCAGCCCAGTTCCGTACTGGCAAATGGGATCGTCACCCCACCGAACCAATCATTGAGGTCAATGAACCATTTGGTGGTTCCGTCTGCTTCGAAGGCATACAACGTGAGTGAACTGTCACAGGCGAATCCAAGAGTTCGGTCGATATCAGTGGATGACCCGAAACTCAGTAGTGCAATTGCATCGTTCTGTGCCGCGGTAAAACTTGCACTCGAACTGTGCGCGGTGAAGTGTGCCGGGTCCGGGACATGGACACCATCGAAGACATCAGTTTCAGCTTCGCTGCCCGCGTTGCTTCCGGTCAGATAAAGATAAACGAGTTGATCCGGAAAGGCCCCGTCGGTGTCGGCGTAGACATAGGCCAGGATCATGTTGCCCGGTGATCTCAATTGTACATTGACGATGTTCTGATACGGATCGAGCCGCCACGGTGGATTGAAGCCATCTGGTCCGATCACATCGAGCACCGCATCATCGGACTCATCGATCAGATACTGATTCAGCAACTTGATCTGCTGACCTTGATCGTCCTGCGCTCCGGTCTGCGTGTCGTGCGTGCTACGCTCCTTGAGATACGTGATCACCTCAGTCTCGACGTACTGGCTATCGTCCTTGGTGCTATCGTCGCGAGTATACTGATCCCCTGGCACCACGAACACGGTGCGGGTCGGATCAGCGTCGAACGCGACCTGCGCGTCGACGTCGATGCTGGTGTCGTAGTGTGATACGCGACGTCGCTCCACAATACGTGCGTCAGTCAGTTCATCATTGATGTGTCGCTGTACGACGCCTTGATCGGAGTCCATCATGCGCATGATCTTGATGGAATCTATTGATACCCACTCTTGCGGATTCGTTATATCTAGCTCGTCTGGAGAGCATACCTTGACCACGATCACGTCGCGCGATCCAGTGCCGACTGGCACACCGTCTCGAGTGCGTGGCTCTACTACTCCATCCTCGGAGTCGGGATCATCACCCCACCGGAAGCGGCGAACGATGCCCTGCCAGTTATTAGGCGAGTCACCCTGATCGACGCTGCGCGCCTCGTCAATGCGCTCCACGTCCACCCATATGTCTGGCAGCACGTCGCCATTCTTGTTGGTGCCAAGGATGCGGATTACGTGAGTCTGGCGACTGGCGGGCGCGTTGGTCACGTCAGAACGCGGTCCCGAAATCAGCAGTCGTTTGCTCGTTGACGTACTTGGTACAGTAGAAGGTCTGCGAGACCGTCATGCTGCCACTGAGCACCTTGCCACTGCCACCCCTACCGAATCGAAGAACGACCGGCGGTAACGCCACGCTGTCCGGCCTGAAAATACTGCTGCGGTGGAGTAGTTTGACCGCTCTGGAAGGGTCTTATTACCTGCTCTAGACTGCTCATGGTGTGCTCGCTGCTGTCAGGTTGATGCCCATTGGCACCGTCATCGGTTGAGTTACTACCTTGTAGACATCCCAGAACGGGCCGTTTGTTACCGGGCGAAGCTGTGCCTCGTAGTAGATCGGATTGAGTTGCAGCGCGCGACTAACGGAATTTGAATTCAGAAGTTCTTGTTGCTGTTGAACAGCTATCGACTGATCGATGGATGTTATTGGCAACATTCCAAGCTGCGCCGCCTGCGCCATACTGGCAAAGGCATTCATCACCGCAGCACCCTGTGCCGCGCTGCTGCCCTTGATGCTCTCGCTGAGCACCACCTGATCCTTCGTCAGCGGCAGCACCAGACCGTCATCGTTTGGTGCATCCACCAGCGGCGTGTAGCCAACGTCACTCAGATCCGGCAGCACCACGATCGCCCCCGTCTCCTTCTGATAACCGCTCTGCGCGTAACCTGCGGCAGCATGGACAGGTGTACCCGCCACCGTGGTCACCGCGTTGCCCTTGCCCACGGCACATCCGATGGTCACGTGACACTTGACTTCGCCAGTGTCCCCGTCCGCGCTCAACACCGCGCGCGTCACCTTGCCAAGCGCGACGCCCCCCGGTATTCGGCTGTCGTGAAGCGTCACGGTCTTGCGGCAGGTGATGTTGACGCCGGTCTCGAATGGGCACTCAAACTCGATCTCTACAGCCCTTGCCCGCTTGCGGATGTGTGCCCGCTGCACCGCCATGACGTACTCCAGCGACCTTTTGCCACGCTCGCTGGGGAAGTAGCTGCGTGCCCACACGTTACCGGGGGTGCCGCCAGCCGGAATGTCCCCGGTGCCAATGGCCACCCACAGCGCGCTGCCGTCGCTGACCTGTGCGTGAAGCGCAGTGTTAGCACCGAACTGTGGTAGTACGTAGAGTGCACCTGTGACACCACCGAACGGAGCGAGATAGTGAGTTTTTCCATCGGGCAGCACGCTACCGATGCAGGTCCACTCGGACGCGCCGTAGGTCGTAACCGATCCATAGCTCGTCGACCACGACGGCTCACCGATTGTGGTGAGCCCGTCCAGCGTGCAGACAAAGAAGATGCCGTTGGTGCCCTGCACGATCTGATTGAGGGATGCACTGAACCCCTGCTTTGGGAACAGGTTCAGTCCCGGCTTTGCCGCCTGAAGCCACGTGGTCCAGAGCGGGAGCTGCGGCAGAATGATAGTGCCGGGGGGCACACTGGTGACGGCAGACCAGTCCTGTGCACCCTCGACGGCCCTTTGGTCTCCGATGCTGGACCATTGCGCGGTGCCGTCCACCGTGATGTCGCCTGAGATGTCGCTGAACACCGGCTCCTCGGTGCTCGTGTGCCCTGCCACGACGCAAATCTGCACGGTGCGACCACCGGGCAGCAGCGGATTGTCGGGGAATATTATCTGATCGACGTCGACGTCGGTGTTGGCAATGGTGGTCCAATTCAGCAGATTGATGATGGGTACGCCAACGTCGCGACCAACCATCGTGATGGTTTCGCTGTTCTGCGTGACCAGCGGGTCGTTGATCACGGCCTGCAAGTCCGCCGTGAGCATGATGCGCACTCGCTCGGTGCGCTGTCGCGCGAGATCGTAGCGCAGAACCAGTGATGTATTGATTGTCCACTGTGGGCAGTAGGCGAATGTCGCGCTGTAGTGCGGCGGTATGTTCAGTGGCGCTGGATCGCCGTTCTCGTCGACTGCGAATGGATCGAGCACACCGGATGCATTCACCTCGGTCAACGTATATTTCAGGAACCCGGATGACATCCCGGGTGTGGTGATGGATACGTTGGTGCTCAGCGCGTCCCCGTCTGCGTGTACCTTGTCAGTGTTAGTCCAACTGTAGTTGATGGTGCCTGTGATCATCGACTCGACCGCAGCCGAGTCACCAGCGAAGGCGTCCTGTACCGACCATCCACCACCGAGCTGCGTCAGTGGCCTTGGCCAGTCGGATATGATGCCGTCGCCAGCGTAAGACAATATGGTCTGATTACCCATGTCGACGAACCCGCGACCAGTCTGGGTCCAGCTCACGGTCACGTCCGCAAGCACGGCGGTCAGCGGCGCGTCTCCCACGTGCATGTCGAGTGAGTCGTAGAAGAAGTCGTCCGCAGTCAGATCAACGTTTCCGTCTGATCCGTCGATGATGTCCTCTGCGGTGACGATCAACGTGATTGGATCGACACAGAACAATTCGCTGCGCGCCTCAAGAATGGTGTTCGGGTCATCGGCCTTCTCGACCGAGATCATTACCTCGTCCCAATACGGCGCGACCTTCAGCGTCTCGGCCAAGTTCTGTTGCTGATTGAAATAGTCAGTCGGCCACGACACGAACTGGAGCGTGATGATCTCCGCGAGCACGTTGGTTGGGGTGGCAGCAACACGACCTATGAACAATGGCTCAACGTGACCACTGGATGGATTGAGCCAGCTCAGCCACACCCACTGCTGTCGCGCCGCGTTGAGCACCCCGATGTGTGGATTGCGTATCACACCCTCGAGCACGGGCTTGTCGGTCTCGCTCAAGATGCGTTGCCACGAGAATACGTACTCGTCCATCACGTTGTGCACCGATGGATCGAATGCCACACTGTCATCGGTCACGTAGGCAAAGTAGAATGGTCCGGCGACTGCCATCGTACTTATACCTCCTCCATACCAATGGACCAGTCGTAGCCTGCCTGCCACTCGTCGAACTTGCCCTGCAAGTCACCAATCATGAACACCATGAGCGGACGATAGAACGTGGTGCCGTGCAGGTCAGTGATTTGCGACCCGGACACGACGTCGCGAGCGGGCGAGCCACCAACGGTCGGGTAGGACAGCAGATAGGCGCAGCCCACCGTCACCGTTTTGCCCGGCCACACGTCATCGCGACTTGGTGGCCTGACGTCCTTGGCGGATATCGTCGACGCATACTTGCGAGCACTGGAGAGCGAGAGGTCTACCAACTCAAAATTAACGGTGCGACGCTGCGACTTAGCCGCGCCAATTGGAGACAGTGTCTGGATTAGGCCGCGCGCCGAATAGAACGGCAGCACCGAATTGCCGTCCGATATCGTCAGAATGGTGCCGACGGTCTTGAGATTGGCGTCGATGGTCATCGTGCGGCTCCCCCATACCAGCCCGGTTTTGGTCCGGTCGAGAACGACTTGGCGCTCGCTGCTGCCGAGCTGAGATGTCTCATGGTGTCGCGCTGCGTTATCACCTGATGCTCACCGTGGTTGGTGCGCAGATCGACCGTTCCGAAGTTACTCAGGTCCCCCAGCGCGTGCGACGCGACCTGCACGTGCCCACCCCCGGCAAAGCTCGGTAGAGCGGGTGCCATGGCACGCGCAAAGTTCTTGAACAGACCGCCGACGCTGAACCGGGGGAGCGTGCGCGTCTGCACCGCCTGCATGAAGTCGAGGCCGTAGTGGTTCACCGCCGCTGCGGGCTGCACGAACTCGTTGTGCGACAATCGCGCGTTGATCGAGTCACTGGTCTCGGTGCCCTCTCCGGTGATGTGTCCACCGGCAGCCGCGTGCACTGGTGCGTTGTCGTTGCTGGAGGTGGGTACGCTCAGGCTCGCCAGCTTGTCGGCAAAGGAGGATGCGCTGCTCGCCGCATCTGAGAGCGAGCTGCTGAGACTTACCACCGCATCGTCGGTGCTAGGTGCTGCCTCGCCTCGCACTCCCATGTTATCGACCGGCTGATCGCCGTTCTGCAGCTTGTCGGGATTGTCCGGCTGTGCCAGCTTGCTGGACACGGTGCTCACGATTTCCCCTATCTTGTCCATCAGGGACGCGAACTGCTGGTCAGGCTGCGCCTCGGCGCGCGGCTGCGCCTCTGACGGTCTCGGCTCCGGGAGTGGAACCTTCTCCGTGTCGAAGGTCGGCGTCTGGCCGACTCCATCGCCGATGCCTGATCCGTGTCGAGCGTTCCAACCCGCGCTCTTGTCCCACGGGTCATTCTTGTTGTGACTGTACGGCCCCGGATCGTAGATGCCGTCGCGTTGATCGCCGAAGTCCTTGCGCGGCTCGTGCATGAAGCCATCACCTGGCTCCCCTATCGGCGTGACATCAGCCTCGCGCTTCGTCGCCATCTTTACACGGTCGTTAGGGGCGACAACGTTCTCCTTTGCCTGCGAGGTATTGCTGGTGGTGGCCGTAGTGTTTTCCTTCAGCGCGGACGTGTTTTCGCTGATTGGATTGACGCTGATCTGGTGCGGGTCGGTCTGTGTGCCGCTAGGACCAAATGGTGATCCCGGCACGTTGATCTGGTGCGGGTCGAGGTTCTGGTGATGTGGCGCGGCGAGCGATGCGGCGGCAGGAATGATGTCCTTGGCGACCGGGGCATGGTTCGAGTCGGCCTTGGCCTTGTTCTCACCTTGCATCAACCCCGCTATTTCTTGCAGGACATCGAGCTGCTTGTTGCCGACAGTGCCGAGTGCCTTGGTCTCGTCGAGCTGCGCCTGCGAATACTTGAGCTGCGCCAACTCGTGGGACAGTGGTGCACCCTGCGCGTCCTTCGCGAGCGTCAGCAATGCATCGCTCTTCTCAATCTCGGCGGATCGTATCTCGGTCTCAGATTGCTGCGCGGCAAGCTCGGCCTTTTTCGGCTCTAGGTATGCGTACTTGTCCTCGATCTCGGCGCGCCTCTTTGCAGTCCTTGCGCGGTTCAGCGCGTTGATCTCGTCCTGCCCCTGATTGACCTGATCGAGCGCCGACGTGTCGACGCCGCGACCCTGGAAGAATTTCGACAGCGCCTTGCCGTAGTTGCTGTTGGCGTCAATCAAGTTCTCGCGCGCCGTCTCCGGTGCCAGTCGCGACTCGGCCAAGTTCTTGATCGCCTCGATGCCCGACAGCTTGGCGTTCTCGAGATGGATGTCGGCGTTGGTGACCGCGAGTTGTTCCTTCTCCAATTTGTTGCGCGTCAGGTCCGGTTCGAATGCGAGGTCGATCCCGGCCTGCTTGCGCGTATCCACTGCGGTCAGCGCCTTCGCCGCGTTGCCCTGCGCCAACGCGAAGGCGTCCAAGGTCTTCTGCGTGTTCCCGGTCGACACGGCCAGCGCGTTGAACGCTGTCTTTACGCGGTCGCTCGGGGCGATGACGTTCTCGGATACACCGGTGTCCCTGTTGCTGGTCAGCGGGTTATTGGCCGCGTTCTTGTTGAACGCCGCTCCGGCAGGGGTCTCGGTGCTAGTGGAATTCTTGTAGGCATCGTATGCCTGCATGGCCAATGGCAACGTGGCGGTCTTCAATCCGGTCTTCAATCCGGCCATGATCAGCGGGTGCTCTCGGAGTTTCTTCACGGCTCCGGAGAACAGGTCGAGAAGATGGGATATCCCCTCCAGCGTATCCGCGACGACGTGCCCGCCGGACGTAGCCTCGGCCAGCTTGTCGCTGGCGGTCTTCAGATACCCCCACGCCTCGCCAATGCCGGACTCGAAATTCTTCGTCGTATCCGCTACGTTCTTCTCGATCTCGGGACCGGAGCGATTGATCGCGCTGGTGACGTCGCTGGAGGTTGCTGCTCGACCCTGCGGCAGTTGCTTGAGAATGGCGGCGACGGTCTGCGGTATGACTTCCTGCGCCGCCTTGACCGCCTCCGGCGTCAGCGTTCCGCTCTCCTTGATGCTCGCCAGCATTGACGTCACTGCCGAGATTGCCTTCTCGGGATCGTTTCTGTTTTCTCCAATGCCACCCTTCAGGATCGTGGAGAGCGCGCTCAAGATATCATTCTCGCTTGAGCGCTTGCCCTCCGGCTCGGACTGATTGGCGCGCAGTATCTGCTCGTAGGAGCCCGAGATCGACGTCGTCGGCACCCGCAGCTTGTCGGATACCTCGGTCAGTTCCTGGAAGGTACGCTTGCCATCCGCCGCGCTGTCCTTGAACGCGCTTATGCGACTGGCGGCGTCGTTTGCCTCGTCCGCAGCCTTCTCCATCGCGACTACGAGCGTGCCGCCGATGGCAGCGGCGAGAGCTACGATGCCACCGCTGGCAGCGCGCAATAAGCCCCCCAGCACCCCGGTGCTGATGCCAGCCTCGGACAGAGCCGGGTGAAGAACGTGAATGGCCTCGCGAAACTTGTCTAGGGCCTCGCGCGCGACGTCGATGCCCGCGTCCTCTGGCTTCTGCTTTGGTGGCTTGTTCGGCGGCTCACCACCACCATCATCTGGCTCAGGTGCTGCGGATTCGGCGGGCGACGTCACGTTGCCCACTTGATCGCGGGTATAGCCCCGCTTGAACTGCTCGGTGCGCTGCTGGAACTCCTCCGGAGTTATGCCCGCGCGCTTGGCCGACGCGGCGACGGCATTGACCGGACCCTGATAGTTGCCAAGCGCGTCGAACTGCTCCTTGAGCGCGCCGAGCTTCGTTGTAGTGGTGGCGACCTGATCGTCGATCTTCTTGAACGAGGAGGCGGTCGAGTCACCAAAGCTCTTTACCTGCTCGGCAGCATCTTCGACGCCCTCGACCCTGAAATTCTGTACGATGTCATCGTCATTTGCCATAGTTCTTGAACCTGCTGCTGTAGAATTCCTTCAATCGCTTCGCCGTAGCGCGCGTGATTTCGATCAGATGGAATTTCTTCGGTATTGTCACCGACTCCTTGCCGAAGTATTTCGGCTGAGCGGGCTTGCCGGGGGTGAGTAGGAGAGGTGCCTTCCCGTTCTTGCGGTTGACGCGGAACAGTTGCCCCGGATAGTCGCGTGCGCGAATGCCCTGCGCGTCGGTAGCGAACGACAGTGGTATCCACAACAGAGGCTTGCCGTGTATTATCGCTCCAAACTGAAACACCTGCCAGTGCTCGGCCTCCTCGCGCACCGCGACGCGGATGTTGCCGCCGCCCTCGGTGACGTCGACCTTGAGACCATCGGTCCAGCGCGAGCCAAACTTGCCGGCGGCCTTGATGTCCTCGACGCCCTGCTTCTTGATCTCGGCAGCGGGCATCCTGCGCCGCCGCGCGAGCGGACGCTCGCACGCGGTCGGATTGCCTGACGGCACCGCGCCGGAACAGCGGCCCGGTCTTGTCGCCGTCAAAGTATACCCTGATGCCTACCATGCGTTGTGTCTCAGCTCCTGCATGTACTGAGTGAAGAAGTCCTTGTCGGCATGGTGCGCGTTGCGGACGGCCACGGCGAGCGCGGCCAGTCTATTCGACTGATCACGCTCCATGTCGAGCGCCCATGCGGCTAGCTGGCGCGGCGTAGAGGCACGCGCGTCTTTCTCGGCTCGTCCCCCACTAACGACGCGGACAACGAGTCGTCTGATGGACTCTCCGAACCCACGACCGTCTTGGCTGTATGAGTTGCCATCCTCATCAGCCGATCTAGAAAAGGGTCTACTCCCTCCTCGAACGTCAGCTCAAACGCCTTCTCGAATATCTCGAGTTGTTTGCCTGCTGGTAGCTTTGCGGCCACGCGTAGCGCGGCCTCGTCGTTGCGGTCCCCGGTCGCGCACGAAATGATGTGCGCGATGATTCGTGGCCCCAACTTCTTGACGCTGGACAAGCGGTCGTCGCGCACCTCGACCATGACGTCGAGAATCTGCGGGAACGCCTGCACCAAGAATATGAGGTCGTCGACCGTCAGGCCACCGACCGTCAATGTCTTCCCCCTGACCTTGATCTCCTCGGTCAGGGGTCCCAGTTCAATCAGTCCACTCATGTCACTTTATCTCCCCGCGTTTATATTATTGGTTACGCGTGAACCGCGAGTGTGTCACCGCTGACGACGGTGGTGGTGCTGATGGTGTTGCGCGCGGTGATGGCACACGACAGCACTGACCCGATATCGCCACTGACCGGCGTGTAATACTTGGCGGTCGCGCCGCTGATATTGACACCGGCGAGCTTCCACTGATAGGCGAAGCCCTGTGCCGCGATCCACTGGCCCACGTTGGCCTGCATGACTTCTCCGACCTGTGCGAACGCTGGATCGTCGCCGAGATGCAGCGGACCGTCGATGAACGGTGCGAAGATGTTCTGCGGTGCCACGGTCCTGATGTCGGGCTGCAGAGTGATCGTTCCAAACAACCCCTCGTCGTCGATGATGTGCGACATGGTGATCGGCATTTTGTTGTATTCGTTCGAGATCATGTTGAGCGTGTCGCTCGGGGTGAGCTGAACGCGCGTGAGGTCGAACACCCAACGCGGACCGACGTTGTTGGTAGCATAGAACCGCATCCTGCCGGTGATGGACTCCAGGATGTCGTAGATGCCGACCTTCACGTTGTCCGGGTCACTGACGTCGACCGATCCCTGAAAGAACAGGGACAGATTGTACGCTGTCATTTCCTCGAGATCGGCGCGCACGCTGCCACCGGCCTGAAGGATGGTGGTGAAGTCCTGCACCTTGATCGGAGCCATGGTGCTGTAGTGAGGCAGAATCTCGATCTTCGGCGTGTAGAGCCACTGCGTCATGTTGCCGAGGTGGTGATCGACAAGCGTGTCGTCGGGGGTGAAGATGCAGAAACCCTTGCTGACGGCATAGTTGCGCGGGTTGGGGGATTTAATTGCGGGCATTGTCAGTGTTCTCCTTCAGGGGTTAAACAAGTTCGCTTGGATCAAGCACGTAAGAGATCGCAAAGTAGAATTGCATGGTGGCACCAAGCGATCCCAGGGTGCTACCAGTCTGCATGTCACTATCGAAGCCACGATACTCGATAGAGCCGTTGTCCCCGATCAGTGCGACAAGATCGTCGTCGGTCAGCATGGCGTAGACGATCTTTGCGCGGAACGCGGACATCTCCGTCCACACAGGATCGGACACTCCGTTCAATGTGGTGTTGTCGACGGTATCCCGCAGCGACAACACGAGGAACACCTGCGGCAGCAGGGTGAACACGGCGACGGGCATGGCCGTGAAGTTGTCGCCGCCCAGCGGCGTCTTCAGCTCCTCCTTGCCATCCAGCAGGATGATGCCGGGGGTCTTGTCCTGCGGTGGTAGCTCCCCGCGGTCACGAAACACCCCGACGATTCCAGTCACCTCGGCGAGTAGCTCTCCGATGCGCGTCATGATCAGCTCTCGGATGTCGTTCATCGCCTCACCTGCAAGGTCCAGAATAGTGTGACGCCAGCCTGCGGCTCCTGCCGCTTGGGACGCGCCGTGATGCGATACGGACGCTGCTCCGTACCGTCAGGGTTGAACAATATCAACACGTCACCGGCATCGTTGTTCGGCTCCGGTGTCAGCAACGTGACGCCGTCTGGTGTCAGTGCACTAACGCGCGCCTTCATGTCCTCCGGGTTGACCATACCACCCGCGCGCTCGCGCGGTGTGAACTCCGAGACACAGACTACGCACGGACGGTCGGTGATACCAGCGCGCCTGAGTACGGCACTGTTCCACCCGGAATAGAAGCCAATCAGATTGTGCCACTTCAATCGCGACTGGGTCCAGTCGATGTTCGGCATCAGATCAGACCAATCGCAGGAAAATTCATCTCGATGAGGTCGAGATAGCGCGAGCCATAGGACGTTGTGGTGTAGTCACCGGAGTCTGGTGTCTTGCCATCAGTGTCGTAGGTAATGGACATGCCGTCCATGCTCTCGCTCTTGATGCGCTGTCCAGTTCCAGATTGCACCCGCGCCAATGTGACCATCAGGTGGTGCGCCGTCAGGTACATGTAGGCCAAGGTCTGGTTCGCGTCGCTGACCCAGTTGGAATTACCGGTGAAATTTATACCAGCCTCCTCGATGGCGAACTCGATGGTGGTGTCCACCAATCCGGCGAACTCCGGAAATTTCAGCTTCATGCTGAGGGCAGTGGGCGCGGTCATCGCTGTGCGACCTCAGATGAGCGCGGTGGCATTGCGACAACGGTCGAGGATTTCTCGGACTCGTCCAAAGGGTCACCACCGTTGGTCTTGTTGAGTGCGTCCGTGAAGTCAACAATGTCCTGCACCCCGGTCACCAGCTTGTCGACCGACGCGTGCGCGCCCTCGAACGCCTTGACCAATTGTGGCTCGGCGTCCACGCATCGCCGGGCAAGTTTGTCTCCCTCGTCCTCGGCAAATGACTTCAATTTCTTCAGAGCCTCCAGTGCTCCACTCAGTTTCGGTGTCATCAATTTCTCCCTTTCCCGCTGTATCTGTATCCTGCAAATCTGGATGACGATCTCGAGACCGCGCGTATCCACATCACGCTACCCTGTTCTCGGTGCCGCCTACCGTCATGATGCCGAACCCTATGGTGACCGGATCACTGCCGGGGTCGATCACCGTGGCCTCCCAGTAATAGTTGCGCAACAACGCCACCACGTCGGCAGCGTCGATGGTGACCGCGAGCTGTTGCTTGTCCGGGTCCGTGACCACTATGCCACCCGGCGCATTCGACTTCACAATCACCGGGTCCACTCCGGGTATTGGCTCACCGAACGCCTGCTCATAGACCCGAAACAAAATCGTTGAGCCTACCAATGTCACCCCATTGTCCGGGTCAATGTCGATGTTGATCGTCGTGCCGTTGTCAGCCCACACGGTGAAGTTCTGCGGTTCAAGCATCGTCCAGCTCCAGTTCTATGTCCGCGTGCCCACGGTCACCGCGCAGGGCAACCCCGTTGTCCTTCCGCGCAGCGAGGGACACTGATGACCTGCTGCCTGTCAGGTTGATCACGCGTGACCGCCTGACCGGCGCGAGGCTCGGCAGGAACAGATGATTCTCGCTCTCGAGTAGCGGTGGGACCAGCGACACCAGCCCACCCTCGATGGTCACGACCGGGTCGTAGATGAACTGGTCCCAGCTCGCAATGACCGGGGGGCCGACCGTGCGGTCGTCAATGGACACGACGGGGTCGTAGACGACGTTCTCGTTGTCGAGCAGCGGTGGCAGCACCGTGCCGCCGACGGGCACGACCACCGGATCGTAGACGACGTTCTCGCTGGCGAGTAGCGGCGGGAACACCGTGCCTGTGGAGCCCACGTTCGGCGAGAGGATGACGTTCTCGCTGCCGAGCAGTGGTGGCAGCAGTGCAACGGTGTCGATCAACGCGGACGGGGACGACAGCACACTCACGTTATTCAGCAGTGGAGGCAGCACAACGCTGTATACCTGCACGCTTGGTGCATAGAAGAAATTGTCGTTCACGAGCAGGGACGGCAGCACGGCGTTGTCGCGCGTCACAGCGGGTGACGGGAACGGGCTGGCGCTGGCCAGCAACGGGTGTAAGCACTGTCGCGTTGACCGCCGACAAGAATACCGTGAATACGGGTGCCTTCTTGTTGTCTGTCGACGACGATCCAAATGGATCGGATGGACCATCCGAGAACAGGTCGGTATTGTAGCGCGCGCCGCCCGGCGAGTTGGTCAGGAACCAGTTGAAGTTACCGTCGCTCTGCAGCGCGATCCACAGCACGGTCCCCGCCAACACTGAGAGCGGCGTTAACAGCGCGTAGTCGTTGGTCCCCACTGCTACACTTGTCTTGTCCACACTACGCGCCAGCAGTGCCCCCGGCACGTTGCCCGCAGCGTTGGCGTAGATCATCATGCGTGTGTTGACCACGTTGGACACGCTGGCCGTGACCTCCAACGCGGTGATCAAGCCACCTTCGGTCATGGTGACGGTGGATGCGTATTTCAGGTTGCTGTTTACGGTGCCACCCGAGCCGCCACCACCGTTGCCACCGGTTTTCTTTTGCAACTGCACCGTCGGCGTGAAGAACACTTCTGCGTCCACGAGCAGCGGCGGCATTACCGTAACCGGACCGGTGGTCACGCTTGACGAGAAGAATGAGTTGACGTTGACCAGCAGCGGCGGCACCAGCGAGCCAGTCACGGTGGGATCGAGGATGTTACTCGCGTTGGTCAATAGCGACGTGAACACGGCGCGGTCGATGCGCGGCGGATAGATCACGTTGGCGCTGGTCAGCAGCGGAGCGCCCATGTTGAACTGCGAGACGACTGCTGGAGCAAATATGACACTGACGCTGGCCAACAGCGGCGGTAGCACAACGTCACCATGTGTGACGACCGGATCGTAGATGATGTTCTCGCTAGACAACACCGGCGCGAGCAAGTCGTAGGTCGCGGTGACCGTCGGGTCGTAGATCGCGCCCTCGCTGGCGAGCAATGCGGGCTGAACCACATATGTCGTGGTGACGGTGGGGTCGTAGACAACACTCTCGCTGGCGAGCAGTGGTGGATCAACGTCGACCGAGCCGGGGGTGACGGTGGGGTCGAATGCGTTGCTCTCACTGGCGAGCAGCGGCGGGAACAACACGTCGCCGGGCGTTGTGACGGTGGGGTCGAATACGTTGTTCTCACTGGCGAGCAGCGGAGCGTCCAGTGTGTAGTCACAGGTAACAGTTGGGGCGAAGAAGCTGTTCTCGCTGGCGAGCAGCGGAGCGATCAACACATAGTCGCTGGTGACACTGGGGTCGAATACGTTGCTCTCACTGGCGAGCAGCGGCGGGAATAAGAAAATCGTCAGTGTTTCATTGATCGCTGTACTGGACAGAGCACTTTGACGCGTGCTCGTCTCGTCAAGAGTAATGAGTCCGTATATGCCGACAATAGTTGTTTGACGTGACACGGTTAGGCCACCAACAATTTTTCGTCATAATAGATGGTGGTCGATGGCTTCGCCGTCTTCGGCATCACGTAGATGTACCCCTTCTCCTGTGGCGTTATTGTGACGCTCGCGCTGAATGGCGTAGTAGAGCCACCCCATGACGAACTGTCAGTGTCAAGTGCGGCATTTGATGCGAGCACGTCGGCCTTCGTGTCCGTCGCGCGCGACGAAGATCGGATCGGCACTGGTCCCGAGATACTCCACGTCGATCCAGAAGTCGTCGTTATTCGGCACCGCTCCGTCGCCCCAGATGCCGTAGAGCGTAATGGTGACTGGTGTACCAACCGTTTCGTTCCACACGACGATTGGGAAACCTTCGAACGGGGCAACCCATGTCACGTTTGTGCCAGTTACTACTTTGCGTGAGATTGCCGTCGTGCCGTCGCTCTGGCCCCCCGTGCGCACTACAGTTGTCTCAGTCGTCAAGGTGCCACCGGGGGTGTATAACTCATCGCGGTAGTTGACAGAGCCACTATCACATTTTGAAAGGACTAAAGTTGCGCTATTGGATTGAGACGGGTTGGCAATTGTGGCCGATGCGTTTATTTTGCAGCGGTCAAGAAGGACGTAGGAATTACTGGCTGAACTCATAAGCGTGGTTGTGATGACGCTCAGATCGACGCCGTGTACCCATACGCTGCTGCATGCACCACCGAGTATAAGACCTGTTGCAGATGCAAATGCCGTCCCTACGAAAGCGCTGTTCCTCCATTCCCACTCATAAATGTTATTTGTTTGAATTTGTTGCCCAGTAAAAGTGAATGTACAGTTGTCTTGAATAACGCGGCTATTACGTGAAGCGCCAGTTGTACCGATAGCAAGGAATTGCGAAGTGCTGGTGAACGTGATAGGACAGAGTTCAAATCTTTGGTAGCAGTTTGTACCGTTGCCCAGCATTATTCCAATAGATGTGGTCCCGGTATGCTTGGACTCAATCCCCCTGACATAAATGTTAGGCGCCGACCATGTTATCGCCCCGGAGGAGGAGGTGATGCTCGCCCCAGTCGTTAGGTCACTGCTCGCAGGTGGATAGCTGCCCAAATGGTCGTGACACAATATGTTCTGTGATGCAAGAACGATACTACTCGACCCCGTTAGCGTTATGGCTGTAGATTGTGTTTCGGCATGGTTATCGCCGACGTAGATGGTCTCGGTACCCTGCGACCACGTGGCAGTCAGCGCATTCGCCAGTCTTGCATGAGGGGCGGCTCCACCAGAGAAGGACGAGGCGAGGCCGATATAGGTCCACGTCACGGTGTTGTCCGCCGTGGTGTTGCCAACGGTGCCGATGCTCCAGCTTGGTTCTGCGCCACTGCCCGCTGTTCCTGCGGTAGACGCAATGAACAGGTGCGTGCCAGCAGCGTCCTTGATGATCGCGCCGAGCGCGACCGCAGTGGCCTTGACCGCGAGCCATGCCGGGGTATTCGTGATGTCGCCGTTGACACCGGCCTGCCCAGTGCACTCCTGAAACACAGGTGTCGTGCTGGTATTCTTGGCTCCGCGCGTGATGGTCCACGTCGGTTCCGCGCCGCTCGTGCCTCCAAGAATGCAGACGAACACGCGCTCGCTGCCGACGGCTGGTGCCGTCAGCTGGCGGATCAACTGCCCTACGATGTAGGCGTGCGACGCGGTGAACTTCGCCACGGCGAAGTAACCTGTCGTCGAGCCATCGCCAAAGTTCACGTACCATTGCGTTGCCGGTAAAGCCACCTAGCGCACCACCGACTTGACGTTGATGAATTGCGGGAACGCGAACGTCGGCCTGCGACGGCCCGTCATGCCGTCGTAGTGCTGCATCAGCAGCGACTTGCTGCGTCCAAGCAACTCGTCGAACTCGGCCTCGGCCAGCGAGCGCGATGCGTGCTTCTGCCGGATCAGGTTGATCAGCATACTGGTCGCCGCGTCGATGACGTCTTGCTGCGCGTGACCGCTGGCAAGACGTGACATTGCCTCGAACAATTCGCGTCCGGCCTGCGGGCCGACACCACGCAGCGGGTCCTTGGGATTGGCGAGTACCGGGGGGCTCACAGTTGCGCAATCCCAGACGCGTTCCACGTGATGGTGATGTTGCCACTGTTCGGCGTCACCGGAATGCCCGTGATCGAGGTGTCGTCGAACATCACCAGACGCCACGTCGTGTTGGCACCGGAGTTCTTGCGGTAGATCACGATGGCCTCGATGGACGCGCCAGTGACGGACGTGAACGTGACGTCAGCGCCGTCGAACAGGCCGTTGACGACTGTCGGGCTGGCGATGTTCTGGTCGGTGCCAACGATGCCGCTCAGGTCCGAGTAGAACTGATGCGACGCGCTGTAGGTGTAGGTACCCTCGTCAATGAACGCGGCGAACGGTCCATTGGTCGAGCTGTTCTGGTCCAATGACTTGTTGGCATCGGCCTCCGTCAGGAGGGACTGCTTAAACTTTGGGTAAAACTGATTGGACATGCGGTCCGCTCCTTATGATTGGGTTGAGTGAGGCCAGCACCACGAATGGTCCCGTGGTGCTGGTGGCTGACTGCTTACTTCTTGACGGGTTGCTGCGCAGGTTTGCCCTGCGTCTCGCGAGCTACGTTGGTCGTGTCCTGTCCCGGCAGCGGGTTGCGGGCCGGGTCGAATGACTTGTCCTTGGACGGCTCGTCGCCGGGTCGTGGACTGCGCGTCAGTTGATCGCTAGGCAGAGGCTTGTACTCCGGCCCCTTGCCGTCGTTGCCTCCGGACCCCGGTGTCAGCGAGATGAAGTTGCCATCGCCCATCTTCTTGTGTGTGTCCTTGAGCGACTCTACCTCAGTGTCCGCGATCTCGACGTTCTCCACCACCTTGCCAGCGGGGATCACCATCTTCTTGCCGTCCACGGTATTGATGACGTGGTCCGCACGCGTCGGGTTGGTGACGTTGTGACGCGAGGTCTTGGGCTTGTCGTGGTGGGTCACGCGACCAGTGTTGTCGGTGGTATCGTTCTGGTCTACCATGTCAATTCTCCATTGGGTTCTGGTTGAAGTTTCTGTGATGCCTGCGGTGATGACTTGTTGGCCCCAGTAATGAGTGCGCGGGACCGCGCGTGGCCCCGCGCACTCATGTTGAATTACACCGTGGAGCCGTCGGTGATGCCGTCGACGTATCGTACCGCTGCCGTGCGACGAATCTCGACACTGCCGGTGCGGAAGATGCCGGGAATGTCGAAGGTCATCGGGCCAGTCTGCCACACGGGCAGGAAGCGGTGCGGCATGGGCACGTGCAGCTTCAGTACGCGCGGGTCCTTGCGGTAGGCGACCATGCGACCGACGCCACCGCCGCCTGCGGTGCCTAGACCGAGAACGCCACGAATGGTCAACGTCTGCCCGGTGACGTGTGTGTACAGGTTGTTCTTCGAGAGGTACTCCAGCGCCGTGGCGGTGGTGTTGGGAATGCGCGCGATGGAGAGCTGCTGGATGGCGTCGACCGGAAGCAGGATGGTGTCGGCCATCTCGACCGTGTTCGATCCCTCGTAGACGCCGCTGAGCGCCGCCTGAACGTCAGTGATCATCTGGTCGGCGGTCTTGGTGCTCCACAGCTTGCTGCTGCCGGTGCCGGTCGCTGCCGCCTGAATGATGGTGACACTGGCGTTGTTGATCAGGCCGGTGAAGCCCTTGTTGCTGTCGCCGAGGTAAGCCAGCTTGTCCATGAAGGACTCGTAGGCATAGCTCGCGGCCTCGGCGCGTTCGGCGCTGAGGTTGAGACCGGAGACCAGCATCGCCTGCCCAAGTTCTTCGAGGGTGTAGCGATAGCCGATACCGGCCATCTCGACGCCCTGCTCGAACTTGTTGCGGTTGATGTTGGCCAGCCGCATGTCGGTCGCGTTGCCGTCGAACCAATCGGCCTGACCTACCTTGTCCATCGAGAAGTAGGTGATGGACTTGGCCCACTCGTTGGCTGACGTGTCGATGGGGATCAGCTGCGAGTAGATGATGTCTGGGTACTGAACCTTGTACACCTCGGCATCGATGTGCGAGGTCTGCTCGATCAGAAAGCTCAAGGCTTGCTGCGAGTCGAACATATTGAGTCGCATTTTAGTTTATCTCCTTGTGAGTGTGTGCCGCGCTTGTTGCGTCAGCGTTTAAGTTCTGTGTTACGCCTGAGCAGTGGAGCCGAGACGGAGGACGGCGAGCTGGCCAGCAGCCGCAGTGGTCATCCAGCGACCACCAACGACGAGGGTGCCACCCGAGTGACCGAGGACGCCAGTCGTCGCGTCGGCGTAGAGCGCCTCGCCTGCGGTGACTGCGGCCTCGGCGATGACCCAGATGTCACCGCGAATCATGACCGGCATGTTGTCGCCGCCTGCGTAGGCGTCAGTGAACGACAACACGTTCTGCGTCGGGTTGGCCATCGTGATCCCGAGGAAATCGCCGCTGCCACCGATGCGAGCACCGCGATCAGCGGTGCCCTGATAGACGGCCACGCCGAAGCCGCAGCCCGCTGCCGGGCTGGCGTTCTCCTCGAAGATCTTGGTGTCGACGTCATAGCCAGTCTCGCTGGCCGGGGTGCCAACCGAGCCGACCGTCATATAGCCGGCCATAGGTCGACTGGACGGGGCCTGAAGATTGCAACATGGTTCATGTCTCCTGTTTCTGTCCCTAAACTGTCGGGACGTGATTTTTAATGGGGATGGTGCCTAGACGTTGACTAGGACGCCTTGGCTCCGCGCCAAGCGTTGCTCAGGCGGTTGGTCTTCTCGTCGTAGGCGGTCTCGCGAGCGTCGTTGACGGTGCCGGGGCGATGATTGCCAGCAACGCGCAGCGAGTCGCGGATCGGCATCGAGCCGCCGCGCTTGTTGTCCTTGACGAGGGTGGCGGCAACGAACGCGCCCGCGATGGCGGTCTCGTCCATTCCCTTGGCAGCATCGCCGAGATACGCCTCGACGGTGGCACGCTTGATCTCCTCGACCGACTTGCCGTCGAAGGCGAAGGTCTTGTCGAGCAGCGGCGCGGCGGCATCGATCACGCTGAGACGATCCTTGACCATCTGGTCGAGCTTCACCGGGGTGACCTTGGCGTCGTCGAGCTGCTTCTTGAGTACGGCGATCTCGCCGTCCTTGGTGGAGAGTGCTTTCTGCGCGTCGGCGAGGTCCGTGGTAGCCTTGGCCGCCACGGCTTCCGCGTCGGACACCTTGACCTTGGAGTCCTTGACCTTGGTCTCCAGCTTGTTGACGTGACGTTCGATGATCGAGGCACCCTGATCGTCGGCCACGCTGACAGAGAGGCCGTCAACGGTAATGATCTTCATCTTGATAGCTCCATCGTTGGTAACGTGATAATGACACTCCGGACAATCCGTAGCGCCGGTGGGAATCTCTGCTCCACACTTGGGGCAGTCGGTGGTGTCGACATCGCCGTTTGCGTCATCGACATAGTCGTCATCATCCTCGTCTGCATTTGGATCGACGGTCTTATCCTCGTCTTCATCGTCGTCCGGGTTCTGATTGATCTTGTCGACCAGACCGCGAAACGTGGTGTCCCCGATGCGCAGCTTGTCACCGCCGCGCGCCAGTGGCACCACGGCAAGGTGATTGCCCCTGATCGCGGTCTGCACCGCGTCGTAGGGCTCACCCGCGTCGGTCATCCCCGTGCGCCACTGCAAGTCGGTGCTGTAACCCATCGACAACTCCTTGACGCCGTCCTTCTCGTAGGCGTCGATGAGCTGCTGGTCCATCATCACCATAGGCACGCGCACGAACTCGCCGTCCCGCACCACGGCTTCCCCGGTCTGCCCGCCAGCGTACCGCTTCCAGTTCTTGGCGGTCACGGGCACGCGCGGGTGCTTGAGCGTCACCGGCCTGTGCGCGAAGGACTTGAGCGCGTCGGAGTGGAACACCTCCTCCGGTGGGCGATACACGCGCACCACTCCGAGGTCGGGGCGACCCAGCTCGCTGCCCTTGTATTCCTGAATGCCGGTTCTGGCGACCCGCGCGAACGCCGCGAGGTAGCCGTCCGCCGTGCGGCGAACGCCGTCCAGCGCAAACGTGTCGAATAGGATCATGTTAGAACTCCAGGCATGAAGCAGCGAATGATCGCGTCTCCGTTGATGTAGTAGGGCCAGACCATCGTCACGCCTGCCCTGTTCGGCTCCCTGATCACCGCGTCATCGGGCACGTCGTACCAGCGTCCCCCTATGCGCACGCGATAGTGATTGCCCTCGGTCCCCCAGTCTGGGTCGCTGACCGCGGTTCCGTCGGCGTCCGAGCAGCACGGACCCCGGCGGGACCGCAGGCCGATCGAACCAAGGCTTGAGCGGGCTGCTGGCGAAGCGCCCGTCGACATCGCGCGCCAGCACGTGCGACGCGAGGAGGAACGACAGCATCGTGACGAACACCGCGAGCGGCAGTCCGATCAGGCGGATCACGAGTTCTCTCCAAACAACCGCTCGTCCTCCTCGTTCTCTAGCCACGTCTCCATCTCCTGCGGCGACAGACCGGGGGGCGGTGCGTCCGGTAGCACGGTCAGCGATGGCGTTGGCTCCCCCGGCCTCACGATGACCACCTCGTCCGCGGTCGTTGTGTATGGCTTGTCGCCCATCACAGTTCCTCCATCCATATCTGCTTGCTAGGTGTGTCTACCTTCGTGACGTGGAACTTGCTACCTGCCCGGAACACGACCTCGCCACCACCCTCCCCGGAGTTGAACGAGCGAATGTCGGCAGCGCTCTTGCTCTTGATGTGGAACACGTGATCGCCCCACAGCTTGTGCTTGACGCCCGCGCTGGTGAACTGGTGCTCGACGGCGACGCCGCCCACTGCCTGTTGGTACTTCTTGAAGGCCTCAGGCGTCAGGTGCGCGCCGCGCTCCACGTTACCCACGTACTTCGGCATCTTGGCCAGGGCGTCGTTCAGCGCGTTGGCGTACTTGTGCTGCGCCATGGTCAGCACGCCCTTGCGGAGCTGATCGTTGACCGGGCCGTAGTGGCTGCCGACGTAGGCGCGGATGTACGCACCCTCCTCCGGCGTGATGGCGAGGCCGTGCTCCGCGATCAGCTTGTCTAGTCCCTGTGTATATTGCCCGGCACCGATTGACTTCAGCACCTCGTAGTGCTTCTGCACCTCGGGGTCGTTCATCTTGGCCTCGAGAGCGGCCTTGTCCTTGGCCAGCTTCTCGGATTGCGCGGCCTTCTCCACGATCGCGGATGCCGCAGCCTGCTTCTGCTGCTCACTCATCAGTGGGATCATGTCGCTCTGCAGCTTCTTGAAGTCGGCGACCTTCTCGTGGAGTGATTGCGTGTCGAGCGACTTGCCCTCGTACTTCTGGTTGAACGCGGCGAGCAGCTTCTGCGCCTCCGGGTGGCTCTCGAGTCCCTGTGCCCCCGGCACGTACTGCATCTGCAGCTTGACGCTCTTCTTGGCCTTCTCGAGCTCGGCCTGAGTGGCGATGGACGACGGCTTCGGTGCGACAATGTCGGCGTGCGCGAGAGGTGGCGTTGGCGATGCCTTGCCGAAGACTGGCTTGGGTGCGGGCGGTGCGGCGACCGTGGGTGCGGTCAACGGGTTGGTCATGCCGTACTTCTTGGCGTACTGCGCCAGCTTGGTCGCTATCTGCGTCTTCTTGTCGCCGGTCAGCTTGCCGTGCTGCTTCCAGAAGGATGCGACGATCTTGTGCTGAAGATCGCTCTTCACTAGCTTCATGCCAGGAGTAAAAGGCGTCGGGGTAGCGGCGAGTTCCTTGCGCCAAGTCACGCGCTCGGCGCTGGTCCCCTTGACCTGCGACAGGAATGCCTTTGCCGGATGATCGACGACGGAGGGCGTCGTGCTGGTCTTTGGTGCGGACACGATCGTCTGCGCGGTCGACTGGTGCTGTGCCCACGCACTGGTCAGCTTCTGCATCTGCGACGCGAGGTCGTTCTTGCGGGCAATCATCTTGTCCACGAGGGCCGTGCGCTCGTCGTACGGAGCCATCGGCATTGCCGCGTTGATGGTGTTGGCGATCTTGCTGTTCGGGATATCCACCACGCGCTTCATGCTGGCGATCAGCTCGCCGTTGGACATGGTGCCGTACAGCTTGGCCGCGTCGTGGTTCTTGGCGCTGTCCCGGAGAGTATCGACTTCGGTCACTGTATTCCCGAAGGCGATGCCCTTCGGCTCGCCCTGCGCGCGGTACTTCAGGCCACCGCCGGTGTCGAGCGTCACCACGTCGCCGTTCTTGCGCACGCCGACGTTGTCGCCGCCCATGCCAGCCGCGTCCCAGTTCGCCAGCCAAGCGTGCACCGCGAAGTCGTGCTGCGCCTGCATGCGCTCGACCGACGACAGCTGCGACACATTGTTCTTGGCGAGGTCCTCCATCTCGGTGGCGACGTGATTGCCTCCCTTGACCGGGACGTAGTTCAGCGTCTTGACGCCCGCGAGCTGGTACAGCCGCGCGGTCAGCAGCTCGTTCTGCACGTGGTCGGGGGTCGCGGGCTGCTTGATGTAGTACTGTGATTTAGGATAAAGACTCTTCTCATCCTTGTAGACACCGCCCTCGTTGCTGCCCTTCTTGCCACTTACTTTGGTGAGGTCCTGCATGTCGATGGGAGCTTCGCCACCGTGACCGGACAATACCTCACCGGACTTCGATGGTGCCTTCTCCGGCAGCGTGATGACTGCACCAGACGCAGTCTGCGTCGTCTGGTGAACCGGGATGCCGTGATCCTTGGCGAGTCCCAGCGCATAATCCTTGTTGTGCGTCTCAACGTGGAAGTCGTGACCACCCATCGACGGTGCATCGTTGTGCGTGTGCTCCACGCCGTTCTCGTTCAATAGCTGCTTGAACTTGATGACGTGGTCGGGGTACTTGGCCGACTTGTCGCCGTGACCGACGTCATCCTTGCCCTTGAAGAAGTAGTGGTTGCTGTGCAGACCCTTGACCTTGTGCGAGAAATCCTCGTGGCTCTTGGCTATGGCCTCCAGTGACGGCAGGTCATCGTTCTTCGGCACCTTGACGCTGTGCAGGTTGGTGACCGGGTCGTGCTCGACCGCGTGCTGGACGCCGCCCTCCTTCAGCGTTGTTGGCGAAGCCCGCCGCGCCGCCGCCGCTGGTCCACATGCCGTGGTCGTCGCGCGGCTCGTCCGGGTCATAGTCGTCCTTGGTCCAGCATCGCCGGATTGATGTGTTGCCCAGCGATCTTCTTGTCGCGGCTGCGATTGAGCAGCAGCGGCAGCTCGGCGGGATGCGCGAGCCGCACCTTCTCGGTCTCCCAGCCCTTGTCCTTGGGATGGCCGGTCTCGCGCACCGCGTGATACATGCGCGTCACCCCGGTGTCGCCCGCGTAGTCCCCGGCAAAGCCGGTGATGCGCGCCTTGAGGCCGGTCTCCTCGAACGCCTCCTTGATGGCGTTGGCCTGCGGGTGCAGGCCCTCCTCGACGCCGCCCTTGGGGAAGGTGTAGCGATAGCCGCCGTAGCCATTGGTCGGCTTGATGATCCACGTGCGTCCGTCCTTCTCGCGCATGATCACGCCGCTCGAGACGCGGCTGGTGCTGGTCCTGGTGACCGGCTGCCCGGTCTGCTTGTCGGTGTATGTGTAGGACGACGTCTTCGGCTGCGGGACCGGGGGCTCGCCGATGGTGTGGTCCTGCCCGGCGACGCTCTTCCACTCCTCGTTGGACTGCGGCGGCTGCCACGTCTTGAGCGGAGGACCACCGGCGAAGCCACCGGCCCACATGCCGTGATCGTCGCGCGGCTGGTCGGGGTCGTAGTCCTTCGTCAGCTTCTTACTGGCGATCTTGAAGTCGTAGTACGTTATGTCACCCTTGGTCGACTTGCCGTTGAACTCAAGGGAAGTATTCCTCGGCAGTATGGTCTCATACTCCTGATCCGACACTGATGCGCCACCTCTGTCACCGGTCAACAGAGCCTGCTGACCCTTGTCGGCGAGAATTCGCATGACGTGAAGATCTGCTTGATCCTTTGACCCCTGCGAGAAACCGCGCGCCGTGTCCTCGTCCAGACTCGTGGACATGAAACCAGCATCCCTCAACTTGTCTCCCGGCTTCAATCCAGACACTAGATCGCGACCAGCCCTTCCAGTGAGTCCTCGGTAAAGCGTGTGATCTTCCTTGAGCGAGGAATTCTTCAGCACGTTGTCCAGGATCTTGACGACCGATGTCTGCTTGTCGTCGAGCTCTCCTCCTGCGCGCAATTTGGCGTTCAACTTCTCTGACAGTGCCTTCTTGGTCTGGTATGCGTGAACGGTCTTCTGTTCATCACTTGTCAATTCCTTGTCACGCGTCTGCTTGGCTGTGTCCGCATAAACCTCATCCATCTTGTCCATGGCTAGGTTCACCTTCAGGTGCTTCAGGCCGTACTTGTCTTCTACTTCTTCCTTGCCCTCTGGATCATTGCTCAATCTGCGACGTTCCTTGGAGGCCTTCGCAAAACTGCTGTCGCCGCCACTGGTCCATCGCCCGTGGTCGTCGCGATCCTCGTCGTCGGGACCGGCATCGTGCACAACGTGTGAAGCAAGATCAGTGACTAGATACATCGTGACAAATTCTGCATCTTTTATTTTAACTGGATTCCCAAGAGGTCCCCCTAATTTGTACCAATCTGGATATCCGGAAACTTTGTGCACCCATTCAGGTGGAATTATTTTAGTTGTGTAAGCATTCTTAGCCTTTTTATCAGTGTTGTCCTTATTTCCAAGCGTATCAGTCTTAAATTTTTTCCATTCATTTTTGGGAATGTGCAACTCAACAATTCCAATTGCCTTTGGAAGACCTACATCCGCGCGACTTTTTGCATAAAGTATAGCCGTCTGTTTATTATTTGTGACAAATATGGCGTGACCACGTTCACCCTTGTAGTATTGACCAGCATCCTCAAACCGGGAATTCTTATTGTAATCCTTTAGAACGAAACCCTTCTTTGCGATGGATTTAGCTGCACTCATCAATGTACCGTGATATGCAACAACAAATTTATCTGACTTGCCACCACCTGTTATCCATTTTCCGTCTGGTCCACGTGCCTCGTCGTCGGGACCGGCGTCGTGCGCGTAGCGCGCGTCGGCGGACGGCACGAAGGCGCAGCGGCAGTTGCTTTCAAAGATGCCCTGTGCAACCATGCTGCCCGTAGTGGTTTGCAAGTCATACACGGGGCCGTTATAATGGAACGAGCGCAGCGAGATCACATCATCGAACTCTACAAGTCCGGGTTGTCTGGACACAAGATCGTCGAGAAATTGAAGATACGACGACGCGTTGTGTACAATATACTGAAACGCGTCATTAGAAATGCCGGTAGACCGCAGGTAATCTTCAAGCGTGGACAACTTGCCAGATTGGTCAAGCAGTACGAGTCCGGCATCTCGCTCAAACAGATCTCGGACCAAAGTGGAATAGAACGCAACGTACTGATCAAGCATTTTCGGAAACTTAATATTGGTGTGCGCGGACGATCCGAGGCTGAGTACCTGAAGTGGAGTGTCTTGAAGCAATCGCGCAAATTGATTGAGCACCAGTGCTCTGGTGCTTGGGATGCTACGCGTGGTCGCAAGGCTTCGCGCAAAGAACTGATTAACCGTAGTAAATTGAACCAGTTCAACAAGTCTCGCGTAGGCGCTTGGGAGAACGAGCTTGCTGCGGCCCTTCTCCGACTGCGAGTGGACATTACACAGCAAACGCCAGTCTACCGCTACAATATCGACATCACCATCGATGTGCCTCGCGTCGCCGTGGAGATCGTCACCGCTTGGACTGACAGAGCAAAGTCCCTGAGCTCGAAGCGTATCGTATATTTGCTCAATCAAGATTGGACCGTTGTTATTGTTCGCGTCAACAAGAGATGTGAAGGACCACCTGACATCCGTGCCCTTGCAAATAAGCTTCATACCCTCACGAAGGTCCTTAGCCGCAACGAAACCAAGCGACGTCAGTATGGGGTGCTGTCCGGTAACGCTGAGCCGTCTACCACTACGCGTCTCGATCTCAAGGGCTGGACCAGAATAACTGGATTTTAGTGCAGCGAGCACGTTGCCCTCGACGGCCATCCCCGGTAGTACGCAGTTCGGGTGCGCGGGGATGAGGCCCTCGGCGTCGTCCAGCGTGTACGGTCCCTCGTCCGCGATGTCCTCGCAGGTCGGGCACACGTCGTCGTCGCCAGCGGTGAGCACCTCGACCAGATCGGAGGGCTCCGCCCACTTTTTCTTCTTTGCCTTCTTCTTGGCAGCGTCGCGAGTCAGGAGGCCGGGGCCAGACTTCCTGACTCGCTCCGCTAGGATGCCGACGTGGCTCACGCCAGCGGCACGAAGATGATCCAGCGTCGACGCAGCGAACGCGCGCACGGTGATGAAGGACGCAAGTTGCTGGCTGCGTGTCTTGCCGACGGTGTCAATGACGCTGGCCATCGCCCGTGCAATCTGGTTTGGTGTCTGCCGCGACAGCATTCCGGACGCCAGCGCGCGGACGCACTGCTGCGACACCGCCTCGCAGATTCCCTGAAGCTCAGTCACCGCCATGGTCTGCAGGGTCCTCACGCGACTGACCGCAGGACGGAGGGCATCGCCTGCGGTCAGCGCGGAGGCTCGCTCTCCCGCCATGGCTGCGGCTCGCGAGATGAAGGGTGCCATCCACGACATCGGGAGGACACCGAGCACTACCTGACGCATCGCCTCGTCGATCCACGACTGGAATGCGCGTACCGGATCGTCGCCGGTGGCGACGGCGTGCGCCACGGTCTCGGCGCTCGCGCCACCGAATCGCTTCGACGTGGCTGCGGAGGCCATGTTGCGCAGGTTGCGCCAACGCACGTCCATCTGCTGCTGGAACAGCCTCTGCAGCTTCACGG